GATACCGTTGATTCTCTCGGGGCTGAAAACGCTATTGACGATGTTGTCAAGGCTATTCGTAACAAGCAGGCAGAAGCAGAAGCGTTCAAGGCAGAAGCCGACAGACTGACCGAGAAGAAACAGGCAGCGGAAAAAGCTGTTGACAGCATGAAAAAGCTTATTCTCGACTACATGAGAGCGACAGACCAGAAGAAAACAGGAACAGGACTGTTCACGGTAAGCCGTAGAAGTTCAAAATCATGTGAACTTACGGACGAAACAAAAATACCTGAACAGTATCTTATCCCACAGCCTGCAAAGATAGATAAAAAGGCTATACTCGCCGAACTGAAAGAGGGTAAGGAAATAGCAGGCGCAAGGCTGAAAGAAAGTGAATCAATCATGATCAAGTAAACAAAGGAGTGCAAAAATGAGCAGAGTGATATGTGTAGCCGGTGAATCCGGTAGTGGAAAGACGACATCTTTAAGGAAACTGGATCCTAAGACAACTTACATCTTCGATGCTGATAAGAAGGGCCTATCATGGAAAGGCTGGAAAAAGCAGTATAACACCGACAATAAGAATTATTATTGTTGTGATGATCCTGAACGGATATATGCTTATCTAATAGGCGTTGCTCAGAATCGTCCGGACATCAAGGTAATTGTTATTGATACGATTGGCAGCATTATGGTAGCGGATGAAATGAGACGCATGAAGGAAAAAGGTTTTGACAAGTGGCAGGATTTAGCACAGTGCATCTGGCGCATCGTCGATGTTGCATATTTGCTCAGGCCTGACCTAACGATTATCTTCATGGCGCACACACAGACGGAGCGTGATGATAGCGGATATCTGTTTACACGCATTAAGACAAGTGGAAAGAAGCTTGAAAAGATATGTCTTGAAAGCAAATTTACAACGGTCCTGATAGCTAAGTGCAATGCAGGACAGTATATCTTTGAAACTCACGCTAAGAACAGCACAGCAAAGTCACCAATGGGACTATTTGAAGAAGATGAGATCCCGAACGATATCACAGAAGTAATTAAGGCTCTTGAAGCCTACGAAAACGAGGAGGAATAATCAATGATTAAGAAGTTTAAGGGCTATGACGAAATTCAGGTATTTGAGGGCGGTGCAAGCATCGAACCGGGCGGCTATGAGTTACAGATCATCGGTGCAAAGGTTGAGCAGTACACTTCAAGGGCATCAGGTGCAACAGGTGAGATCCTGAAAGTTGCATTCGATGTCATCAATCACGAACAGTATGCAGGTATTTACAGCACACGTTTCAAGGCAGCTAAAGCACAGAATCCCGATGCTAAGTGGGGCGGTGTGTTCGATGTATTCATCCCGAGAGATGATGGCACAGAAAACGATGAAAAGACAAAGCAGTCTTTCAAGAGGTTTATAACCTCGGTTGAGAAGTCGAATGATGGCTATATGTGGGACTGGAATGAACTCAGTCTTAAAGGCAAGGTATTCGGCGGAGTATTCGGCAGGGAACAGTTTAAAACAAAAGACGGAGAACTTAAATTTGCTACAAAATGCCGCTTTTCTCGCAGTATAGAAAGCATCAGAAACGGAAACTTCACTATTCCCGATGATAAGCTCATGGATGAGAAGACCAGTGCTGCACCGTACAATGCATCACTCGCAAGCATGGAGAACGCATATCAGACACCTGAGCAGCTTGCAGCTATGTCTTACGGTGATCTTAGCAATTATGAAGAGATCCTTTCAGATGGGGATGCACCGTTCTAATACAGTCTTTCGGTGATATCAGCTGAAAGAAGGTGTTAGTATTTATAGGATCACACAGCAACAAGCGAAAGCGTGTTTTGCACATGACAATGAAAATGCAATCGCGGATGCAGTTATAAACTGCATTCAAGATATTGCGTATTTTAGCGAAAATCAAGATAATCTTACAAATAATCTTACACTTCTTAGAAACGTCAGCAAACAAACAAACAATCTTGATATATTCAACAGATGCCTTGAAATAGCAAAAAATGGTGGTGTATCGTCCGAAGAAATGAACGGCCTTGAATGGCGATTCAACTATGACAAGGACGATTTTAAAGGGAATGAACCGTATAACGAACTTATCATAATTCATGATGATTTTATCAGGCTGCAAAGGCTTGAAGAATTAGCGAAAGAAGCTAAAAAGTTCGGTATGCAGAACTTTAAGACCTTATACAAGGTTTTTGAAAAATCCTGTCGAAAGCAGTACGAAAGCAGTATAAATAAAAAATTTGAACTGGAATGCGGCGAAGATGGTAAACGCATATCGTCAACCGAGAACTTCATCCGCATTCTGGAACACGATGAGAAGTTCAAAGGGCTTAAATTCAATCTCCTGACCTACTCGCCCGAACAAGAGCGAGAGGGAAAGATGTGCCGATGGACTGACAAGGACGATGCTGAGACACGTCATTTCATCGAATTCAAGTATAAAATCCATAATTCGCAGAAGTGTGATGATGCACTTAGAGTGGTTTTCGGAAGAAACGAGTATCATCCTATCCGTGATCTTGTTGATAGTCTGGTATGGGATAAACAGGACCGTATTTCTAATTTTCTGCATTATGCTGCTAAATGTGAAGATACTCCGTATGTACGGGAAGTCAGCAGGCTTATATTCGCAGGCGGTATCCACAGGCTTTATCAATCGGGCTGCAAGTTCGATGATATGCCTGTGCTTATCGGCACGAAGCAAGGCGAGGGCAAGTCAACGCTTGTTCGTTGGATTGCTATGAAAGACGATTACTTCACGGAAGTCAATGAGTTCGATGGTCAGAAAGGTATAGAAGCCCTGGAAGGCGCATGGATATGTGAGGTATCTGAACTGTTGGCTATGACTAAGGTCAAGGAACAAGAAGCTGTTAAAAGCTTTCTGACACGTCTGAACGATCGTTATAGAATGCCTTATGACAAGCGCATTACAGACCATCCGAGACAGTGTATCTTCATCGGCACAACGAATAAGGAGCAGTTCCTGACGGACAAGACAGGAAACCGCCGCTTCTATCCTGTGCGAGTGGGGCAGACCGGATATGAACTGTTTGAGCATAAGGATGAGATCAAAGAGTACATCAGGCAGTGTTGGGCAGAAGCAAAAGCAAAATTCACCACAGACTTCATGCAGCCTTATGCTAAACATGAACTTGTGGAAATTATCAGACAGAAACAGGCAGAAGCGGTCGAGGATGATTTCAGAGTTGGAATGATTCAGGACTATCTCGAAGGTAGAGATGAGGTTTGTATTCTTGAACTCTGGCAACAGGCTTTGAAGAATGGCGAAAGTAAACCATCGAAGAAAGAGAGCATCGACATTGCACTGATTTTGACGGGTAATTTTCCTGAGTGGGAGAAACAGTCGGTTGTCAAACGTTTTCCCGAATATGGTATACAAAAATGGTGGAAACGCACAAATTTAACCGATTATGAAGATATTTTGCTTTAAATCTGGTTACATAGTTACATACTTGGTTACATAGATGGTTACGCTATATATAGCCTTTTATCCACTTTTGTAACCAATGTAACCAGAATATAAAGAAAATAAAAAATAAGGAAAATATATAATATGTGAAATATTGTGAAATTTGTAATATATAAGGAGTTTTGGTTTCATTGGTTACAAAATCGCAGTTTTCGCCGATATACCGTGTAACTATCTATGTAACCAACTTTTAAGGAGTGAAAAATATGTACGCAGTAAACGGTCAAACGCATACACTTTCTGAATGGAGCAATATTACAGGAATTAAACCACTTACTATAAGAGCAAGAATTATAAATTATCACTGGAGTGTTAAAGATGCATTAACTATTCCAGTTGGAAAGAAGGTGATGAAATGATTCTCCGTGCTTATCAAAAACAATTGATATCTGACATAAGAAAATCTGTAATATCAGGACATAAGTCTATTGTATCGGTTCTCGGCTGCGGCGGTGGTAAGTCGGTGATACAGGCAGAGATTGCACATTCAGCGACAGACAAAGGCAACAGAGTTCTCTTCCTGGTACATCGTAAGGAACTATGTGAGCAGATAACCAACACTTTCACCGCTCAGGGTGTAGACATGGATCTCTGTTCAGTGAGTATGGTCCAGACGGTAAGCAGACACATTGACAAGATTCCAGAGCCGAAGATCATCATTACGGATGAAGCGCACCACAGCACAGCAAACAGCTACAAGAAGATTTATGAAGCATTTCCCGACGCTCTGAGGCTCGGCTTCACAGCAACACCGTGCCGGCTTAATCATGGCGGTCTCGGTGAAGTGTACGAAGATCTGATTACTTCGGTAACAACACAGTGGCTTATCGAAAATCATTATCTCTCACCGTACAAGTACTACAGCGTGAAGCTCGCCGATACATCAGGCCTGCACATCAAGGCAGGCGACTACAAGGCCGACGAGGTAGCGGAGCTGATGCAGAACAGTGAGATCTACGGCGAGACCGTGAAGCAGTGGGAACGCCTGGCTAAGAATAAGAAAACCATTGCTTACTGTGCATCGGTCGAAGCAGCTGAGGAGACAGCGGAGCAGTTCAGGCAGGCAGGATATACAGCAGCTTCACTTAGCGGCAGTACACCGAAAGAGCAGAGAACACAGATCATGCAGGACTTCCGAGACAGCAAGATCATGATCCTAACGAACTGTGAGCTCTTCGGTGAAGGCCTCGACGTTCCGGACTGTGAATGCACGGTTCTCCTCCGGCCGACACAGAGCCTGACGCTATACATACAGCAGAGTATGAGGTCAATGCGATACATGCCAGGAAAGACAGCGATCATAATAGATCACGTCGGCAACTGCTACCTGCATGGCCTACCAGACGACAACAGGGAATGGACGCTGGAACCGAAGGCGAAGCAGCAGAACATGGTCAAGATCAGAGAGTGCCCGATGTGCTTTGCTGTGTATCCACCTACAATGCAGAAGTGTCCGTACTGCGGATATGCTGCGGTGAAGGAGATACAGCGGAAGGAAAAGAAAACAGTCGAGATAGATCTGGTCGAGATGCAGCGTCAGAAAGAAATCAAGAACACCAAGTACACAGACCTGACAGCAGAGTCCTGGTCAGATGTCGAGCGGATCCGGAAGGCGAGAGGCTATAAAATTCAGTGGGCTGTACGTTTTGCGGTGCTGCATGACATACCGGTGCCCCATAAGTATGACAATATGAGGAGGATAATAGGAATATGAACGATAAACCTACACGCTGCATTGATCCGGTGATGAAGTTTTGTCAGGAATGCCGCTGGGGCTGGGTGCATTATCCTGAATGGGTTGAAACATATGAGGACCTGGCAAACTGTACATTTGAATCCGGCTGTACTCTTGGATATGATCAAGGCCGACCGGAAGACGAACCGACAGAGGAAGAACTAAAAGAATTTGAGAGGTGGTGCCAGCATGACCGAGCATGATCTGCAGAACCAGATACGTCTTAAGCTCTCAGAGCTTGGATATTACACAGAACGCATCAACGTCGGAGCAGGATACCTGATACCGAAGAAGCTCATGGACAAGCTGAAACGTGCAGTTCCGTCAGATATCAGGGCACAGCTCGACAAGATACCATACTTCACAACAGGAGCAGCCAAAGGCCGCAGCGATCTCTCAGCCATTAAGGACGGACAAATAGCATTCATCGAGGTAAAGACTGAGATCGGAGTTGCAAGTGATGAACAGATAAACTTCATAGATCAGATGCAGAACCGGTACGGATGCAAAGCCGGCATAGCAAGGAGTGTGGAAGATGCAGTCAGAATTGTTACAGAAGATTGAACGTGCAGCAGCTTCTGACAGTCCGTGTCCGAAAGATCTTGAACCGCCTGAGACAATGTTATTCTATATGCTGTCAGGGCTATATGCACAGTATCACTCAAAGCGGATAAGCAGAGAAGAAGCGCAGAAAAGAAAAAGCTATGCAATGATCATGTACAAGCGTTACCAGGACGATTACAAACAGTTCTGCGATATCTGCAAAAGATATCAGGAATTAATCAAAGAGGGGTATTCACATGATAATCTCAACAACAATAATGTCTCCCTGCAAAAACTGCACTGATCGCTGTATCGGATGCCATACGACTTGCGGAGACTATGCGATATACAAGCAGGAACTTGAACGCAGAAGAACAGAAGTAAAAGCCGAAAGCGAATCCAGAGCCTTTGTGAGAGCGGTCAAGGCTAAGATAGCAAAGGCGAACAAAGACAGGCGAAGGGGTGATGATAGGTGAAATTCCTGGACTTATTCGCAGGGGTCGGAGGATTCCGCAGAGGTATGGAACTTGCAGGGCATGAATGTGTTGGCTTTTGCGAGTGGGATAAGTTCGCAGCCGCAAGCTACACCTCAATGCATCTTCTCACCAATGAACAACTGAAAAATGCTCAGGCTCATGAAATAGAGCTGAGAAATCAGAAAACTGAAAACAATATCTGAATTTTGGAGGTAAACTTATGTATAACGATATCAGACTTGAAAAGGGTATGTACAATCTCAGCGGCAAGTCATTCACTGCCGCACTGGAGGAGCTTGATCCGTCATCTGCATACTGCGGAACTCCCCTCAAAAAGCTTGACGCATTCGAGAGACAGCTCAAGCGCTTCAACATCCGTGTAAGCGGTCAGGACTGCGACCGTGTGGAGAAGTTCTTCTCATCTACCGAGACAGCAGTTCTCTTCCCCGAATTCGTAACAAGATGCATCCGCAAGGGCTTTGACGAAACTGTCATCTCCTCAGTGTGTGCCGCTAAGACTATCAATTGCAGCAGCAAGTATCTGGGCTGTGTCCTTGACGATGACGAGGAATACGAAACTACCGCTCAGGGCGTTGAACTCCCCGAGGCTACCGTCACCGAAGATACCGTAGGTGTCACTCTCGGCAAGTACGGCAGACTTATCAGAGCCTCATATGAAGCAGTACGTCAGCAGAGACTTGATGTTTTCGGCGTAATGCTGAGAAGTATCGGTGTGAAGCTGGCTGTATCAGTGGCTAAGGAGGCTTTCACCGTGCTCAAGACAGGTGCGGATTCGATCTCAGCAAGCGACCTCACCTATGCAAAGCTTGCCGAACTTTACGGCGAATTCGACTGCTTCGACATGACAACTATCATCGCTCCTCCTGATCTTGCGGCTAAGATCGCAGCTATGGATCAGATCGCCGAGACCTGTTCTTATTCCGAGGGCAAGCTTATTCTCCCATTCGGTGTGGAGCTTATCAAGTCTGCGGCGGCTGACAGCAATACCATCATCGGTATCGACCGCAGATTCGCACTGGAATTCATCACAAGCACAGACCTTGTTGTGGAGACAGACAAGCTTATCGAACGTCAGCTGGATCAGATCACAGTATCCATTACCTGCGGCTTCAAGAAGATCGCAGCGGACGCTGTAAAGGTGCTTACTATCGGAAGCTGAAAAAAATAAAAAAGCGGCGAAGCCGCATATCACCAGAGTCCAGAGAGGTGTAGACCTCTCTGGCAGGGGGTGCAAGGGGGGACAGAAGTTCCCTCGTTCGAGAAGTATTTCGGGTACTTGGGGAGCTCAAAGAAGAAGATAGACCTGAATGGCTTATCTACGAAAATGTTAAGGGAATGTTATCAAGCAACAGAGGATTTGACTTCCTTGCCATTCTCCTTGAACTGGACGAACTGGGGTATGATGCAACGTGGCAAATTTTTAACACGAAGAATTTTGGAGTTCCGCAAAACAGAGAACGTGTGTACACTGTCGGACATTCTCGAAGCAGAGGTCGAAAGCAAATATTTCCTTTCAAAGGAGCAGACGGAGAAGATAGTGTTTGTGAAGTGAATCAGATTGGTATGCAGAAATCGCACCGAACAAATCCAAATCAATACCGCCTGTATGATACTGACGGAATATCCCCTTGCTTAAACAAGATGGACGGTGGTGGCAGAGAACCACATATCCCTGTGCAGTTTGGTATTAGGCGGTTTAAGGATAACGGCGAAGAATCATTCACGCTGACTGCACAGGACCGTCACGGAGTGGCTTTGAAAGTCAACGATAAGGAAGTATATGCGGTATGGTACGAAAAATGCAACTGCTACATAGCTATACGCAAGCTGACACCGAGAGAGTGTTTCAGACTGCAAGGATGGACAGATGATTGCTATGAAAAGGCTGCATTTGTAAATTCAGACAGTCAGCTGTACAAACAGGCAGGCAACGGAGTGACCGTTGATGTTGTAAAGGCAATAGCAGAAAAATTAAAGGAGAGTGAAGCCGAATGATTATTAACGGCAAATGGATGAGCGAACCTGAGATAGCCGCATTGATATCTCAGCTTACAGCGGATAAAAAAAGGCTTGAAAGGCAGTTGGATGAAGCGAAAAGGCTTTTGTTACTTGCCAATGCTGATATATACTGTTTCTCGGATGGAAAATGGGAACACGAAGCAGATGTGTTAAAGCTGATAGGAGATGAAACCAAATGAAAGGAATTGAACTATGTGCGGAATGTGCGTACTACAACATGAAATCGCACAAATGTACTCGTGGATGTAAGATTGATCCAGACAGTAATAAAGCAGTATGTGGGTAGTGTAATTATACTATGAACGCTTGCAAGGGCTTACAGGGCGAATATGAAAGAGTTAGGAGCGTTACCATGAATGACTTGAAAGAAAAAGAACGCAAAGCAATTGAAGTCTTGCGGATGTTTGAACCAGAGGACGAACCGTATTATCTGTGCTATTCGGGCGGTAAGGATTCAGACTGCATCAGAATCCTTGCACAGCTTGCAGGGGTGAAGCATGATATAGTTCATAATCTGACAACGGTTGATGCACCAGAGACAATACAGTACATCAAGAGCATACCGAATGTGATTATTGATAAAGCACGATACGCAGACGGAACACACAAGACTATGTGGAATCTTATCCCGAAGAAAAAGTTACCACCAACACGATTAGCACGTTACTGTTGTGCAGAACTCAAAGAGCGTGGCGGTGAGGGGCGATTGAAGATAACAGGTGTACGTGCTACGGAATCACGCAAGAGAGCCGAGAACGGCGGCGAGATAAAGATAATCGGCAAGGAGAAAACCACACAGAAGTATATGTCTGAGAATGATATAAATTTTCGGTTAACAAATCAAGGGGGGGTGGTGCTGAACTTCGATAATGCAGACAGCAGAAGGGCAGTTGAACACTGTTTCAGAACCACTTCAACGATGATAAATCCTATCCTTAACTGGACCGAGGATGATGTGTGGGAATTCCTTCACCACTACGGATGCGAAAGCAATCCCCTTTATCAGTGCGGAAGAAAGCGTATCGGATGCATAGGCTGTCCAATGCAAGGAAGAAAGCGTAGACGAGACTTCCAAATCTATCCGAAATACTACCACAACTACATAAGAGCATTTGACAGGATGCTTGAAGAAATCTTAGATAGTGGTAAAACGATAAAAGACTTATCGTGGCGGTCAGGCGAGGATGTGATGTATTGGTGGATATCGGATGTAACAACATTGCAGGGGCAGATTACTTTTGACGGCTTTGACATACTGGATGTTTAACAACCCTCAGAGCGTGTCAGGAGATACGAAGAAGCTGTTACGGATTCGAGATAGACAAGCGATTCTATAAGGCGGCAACAGAGCAGATGTTAAGTGATGTGCAGTTATCGTTTTAATTCTGTTTGTCAAGTCCTAAAATACACAAATCAATCGGCAAAAATGCCGATTCATTTAGGCAGTAATTTACAAAGAGATATGGTATAATTAGAGTATAGAAAAGTCGGTGTTCAGAGGTAGCAGATCAGAGCATCGGTAAGCAACAATTGAACATCGACAAAAGCCGTTCAAGAACCATCTGCTACATGATTCTTGACACGGCTTTTTCTATCATCAAGAGGGTGATAATATGGGATAACTTTTACAGACGTAATGTGGCTTGCAGTTTTGTCAGTATGTTGCTACATTGCATACAAAGTCTGGAGACGGTACAACGTCCCCGATGTTGTTTACAGCAAGGAGCGACACGCAATAATTCGGATGGATGAACTGCGAAAAGACTATGACAGTGTTCAAGATCTTGAAACACTTGCAGACATAGTTGAAAAGAATCCTGATTTAGAAATCTTTATGTACTGCAAGTATTCAGATTTTGCAGGCGGCGGCGATAAAGAAACCAGATTTCCGATAAAGCCTAATTCAAGGTTGATAAAGCTTCTCTGCGAAGAAGAAAAGAAGCGTTTACTCGGGGATATGGGACGGACGAAAAGAACGTTCAAATTGCCGTTTCGGGATTAGTCCCCTGCTATTTTTTTAAAATTGGCTTACCTTTCGTCAGTGAGGTAAACGAGAGGAAAAGGATAACACGACAAGAGGGGAGGGATTCAGTGAAAACGTATAAAAACCCTGCTTTAAGTCTGGTTGACGGTGTTCTCACAGGGCATTGTATATGCTGTGGGGAGTATCTCGGTAATGAGAACGACAGCAATTTTTATGCGCTTATCCGTAGGAAATATTGCAAGGAACACGCACAAGTGTATGATGAAATATCAACTGCGATAAGCCGTGAAAACTACAAGCAGAAGAACAAGCGAACCGTTAAAGAAATGGGAAAATGTATAGACAAATTCAGAGTGATAGTCAATAAGCAAGATGAATACATTCAGTCCTTGCAAAGAAGAATCAATGATCTTGAAAGGAGTAATCAGAGATGAAAACATATAGCATACCTGCCGCAGCGCAGGCATTAGGAATAGCAGAGAGTGCAATGGAAGGTAAGAAGTCGGTAACAATAGCCGAAATCCTCACACTGTCAGAGAACCCAAAGTTAAAGAAGTACGATGAAGAAGCTGCTATTATCCGCAAGCTTATCAACGATATAAAGGCACTGGAAAAATGAGGAAGAAAAACACAAAGCGCAAGGGTGATAAATACGAAGAACACTGCGCTATGAAGTTAAGGCTCAGAGGTTGCATTGTACAGCGTGTCGGTAGAGCAGGGGATTTCGGGGCTGATCTCATCATCCGCACATTCTTCTTCCGAAAGTTAGCGATTGTACAATGCAAGTATCTGACAGGCAAAACAGCAAAGGTCGGTACAAGAGCAGTGCAAGAAGCGATAGCCGCAAGGCAGTATTTCAGAGCGCAGAAAGCTATTGTCTGCACTAACAAGACATACACGAAGAACGCAGTTGAACTCGCACGAAGATGCGGTGTTGAACTGTATGAGAATTTTTGAAAGGATGTGTCGAATTGAAAGTTAAAGAAGTACTGAAAAAAATAATAGAAGCAGATCCCGATTTTGAATGGGAATCGTTTGAGAGAATTGCATCGGAATGGAACAAGTTCACTTATGAACAGATAGAGAAAGAAAAGGGCGGTGATTCCAAATGTTAACCTACACACTTATCGGCTTTGCCTGCGGAGCGATCTGCACGGCTTTAGCCTTTGCAAATTCAGATAGAAAGTTTGAGGAGAAGTAATCATGAGCAAGATATTCAGAACAAGGGGCTTTGCGGTTGATAAGCAGGGCATGAATCCGACAGTGGCAACGATTGAAGTTGATACTGAAAAGCAGACAGTTGAATTCAGAGCATCGGGATATACAGTCACAACAAGCATCAACAAGGTAAAGGAACTGATAAGCGAGCATAACGTTATCGGCTCAACAACTATGAAAGAGGATAAGGATAACCAGACGCTTATCAGATACACCGAAGGCATACTCGGAACATCGCCAGAGGGCGTTACAATGTCCTTATCTCACGTTGATGAGACAGGAAACGATGTGTATATGATTACTGCGGATGCATCGGAATTTGACAAGTATATGAGGAGTAAGCTGTATGAAAAGCCGAGGACTTAAAGACTTCCGGAAAGAACAGGAATTACAGAACGCACTTTTCCAGTATCAGCTTTACGAAGCTGTTATGAATGACATGATGAAACAGGCTATAACTGCTATGATAGCGGTCTGTGAGAAGCGCAGATACAAAAAGCCGTATATACAGCGATTCTTTAACGATATTGTCATGGTTCTGGAAATGCCTGATATATTCGGACAGCAGATATGTTCAAACGAAATGATGAAGGAATACGCTGAGAAATACGATCTTGACTTTGACAGGATCAACGTCAAAATAGAAACGCTTGATGATTATTGCAAGCGGTACAAGATAAGGCGGTGAGGATATGAGCAAATGGACAGTTGGAATCCTCGGACTTGTGATATTCATAGTCTGCGGAGATCAATTCCGAGCAGATAAAAACATAGTATTAATACTGATGATTGCTTTCGTGCTGATACTCCTCAGCACGGAGAAGAAGAAAGGGTGAACGGAATGGATGAACGCATAAAGAAGATAGCCGATTATTACGGCTATGATTCACAGAGAGAACAGTTTATCGAAGAATGTGCAGAGATGATACAGGCATCTCAGAAATGCAAAAGAACTGATATTCAGAACGCACAGCAATACAGAGAACGATTTGACAACTTTCAGGAAGAAGTTGCAGACGTTCTTATCATGGCTTTGCAGATGCGTGTTCTTCTCGGTGAAAGGGAAATTGATAGCCTGATAGATTACAAGCTTGACCGTCAGATACAGCGGATTGAAGCGGAGAGGGAGTGAGAGCATGGATGAGAAGTATGTAAAAGTAGATGATATCGTTGAATATTGTAATACTTATAGCGTTTATTTGCAGGAGAAAGGGCAGGGCGTTGCTCAATGTACATTACGTTATGTTAAAGAATTTGCGAAAGAAAACGCTACAGATGTACAGCCTGTCATAAGCGGCGATAATTGCATAGTATGTGGTCACGATGTGCGAAAAGACAATGTGTACTATGATGTGAATGGTGAAACAATATGCGAATCATGTGCAAGAACGCCGGAGATTTTAAATGCTTACTTGTGGAGTTGAAACTTGTTATTACAATGATAACGGTATCTGCAATAATAACGATGTGCAGATAAGTGAGACAGGCATTTGTATTTCATGGGACAATGTGAAGAAAAGCACTGGAAGCATCTTGACGAAGCCTTAAAGCTGATAGGAGAAACAAATGAACCGTGAAAGCATCTGCAAACAACAAATACACTGCCTTTCCTGCCCTCTCTCGGTACGGATAACGGGCAAGGATTGCAGAACACTAACACATAAGGAGTTGATAGAAATGATAGTAAAAGAAGCTGACAACCTCTGCGTTATCTGTGGTGCTGTACTCCCCGAGGGGAGACAGGTCTGCCCGATATGCGGCATGAAAGACAATATCGAAGGATATGCACAGCTTATCAGAAAACCGAAGCCTGCACCAGAATTCAAGGTTGATGATGCAGTTGAACAGGCATATCATCAAGGATACAGTTCAGGATTTAGCGAGGGCATGAAAGCCGCCTGCGAACTGAAACAGCAGAACGAGCAGTTGAGACGGCGTATCGTTGCTCTGGAGAATCAGGCAAGAAATACCGTTGATGATGTTGACGGAGAATTTGAGTAAGGAGTGATAGAATGGAATTCATAATCGGAGCGCTTATCGGCGGTGCAATAATGACAGTTCTTGTCATGTTCTCCCTCGCACAGTCAGCAAAGGAGACAGATGAACTTGAAAACGAGTTATTCGCACAGAAGGTAGAAAAAATCGAGGCTAAGCGGCATGACAACAGCGAGGAAGATGCACATGAAAAAGGATAACAAACCCTCAGGAATAGTCATATTCGTGGCAGTGTTAGCGGCACTGATAGTGTTAGCACACTGTGAGCAAGTTAACGACATCCCGGGTGTAAGCGTAACAGGTGGGGAAGTTACCGTTGATATCGGAGACTTCCACTATCAGAATTAAGGAGTAAAGCAATGGATAATATAAATCATCCTTCCCACCATCAGGGAAAGCATGAATGCGAAGTACTGAAAAAAATAATAGAAATAGATATGATGAGGGTAATGTTCGGTGATGAAGCGGTAAAAGGATTCTGCAAATGCAACGCCTACAAATACCGCTTTAGAGCAGGCAAGAAAGACGGACAGTCAGCGGATCAGGATCTGAAAAAAGCAGAGTGGTACGAAGATTATCTCATCATCATGGAGAACAGTGAAGAATGACAAGCGTTGAATCTATCGGGGAACGAATCAAGAAGATTCGCAAGGACAAGAAACTGACACAGTATGATTTAGCTGATAAGGTAGGAACAACGCATTGCAGTATAAGCAACTGGGAAGAAGGTAAACGATACATGAACATTTACTACTTCGCAAAGCTTTGCAAGGCTCTTGATGTGTCAGCTGACTACATACTTTACGGAGAGGAGCAGGAAGAATGAAGAAGTTCTTATTTATCATAGCTGCACTGCTGACAATGATTTGCACAGTAAGCTGTGAGACAGTCGGCAAGGGAGCAAGCATCGACACGGTGACAGGATATGAAGCTGAAAGTTGATAAAGCAAAGCTGAGAATCATAATGCGGCAAAGAGGGGTTAGCACGATGAAAGACCTCGCAAGAGAAAGCGGTGTATCAGTCAATGTGTTATGGCATGAGATAAACCGAACAGGAACACTCAGTCGTGAAAACCTATGGCTTATATCAGACTATCTCGAATGTCCGATAAATGATTTTGTCTATCCAGAATGGGAGGATGGAGCGTAAAAAATGCCGAAACTGTGTTGATTCAACAATGTTATTTTGTTGAAATAACGGTAAAAATGTACTATAATACGTGTAAGGGATGCGGTAATGTGCTGAAGCTTTGAGCGGCTATGCCTTTAACGCTATTCCGCACATCCATTTCGGAACGATCTCCTTTTCATTCTTTTGTTCTACACAATCATGATTTGATGTTCTTGTATGTCCTTTCTTACTGGGGAGCGGTGTCTCGCTCCCCTATCCCCTCTTTATGTATGATTTGAGGTAGTGACTTAATTCATGCACCATAAAGGAACGTGCCTTGTGTACAGGCAATACGGACAGGTAATAACCTCCTTTTGTAAGATGCGCAGATTAAGTCACAGCAAAACTGTGGCTTTTTCTGTATATATACGCATCAGATTAACCCACACGGCACGATAAGCAACAGGGCAATGGTAACTGCGCCATATCAAGGATACAGAGAACTCGCCATCGAGGTTCTCTCAGAATCAAACGCAGTTAATAGTAAAGAAGCCGCACTGCAGTATCTTGTAAATCATGGTTATCAGGCAAGACGGCGGCTAGATGACATCGATGGAATTCTTAAAGCGGCAAAGCTGCTGAAAGAACAAAAAGAAAAACAATAAGAAATGAGGTCACCAGATGTACAAATATATATGGGATGAGGAAACCGGCGGTCTTCTGCTGACAACCGAGATCTCCAAGTTCAGCAAAGAGCCCAGACCGGTGTATTATAGAGAACTGGATCTTTTAGGATTCGACCAATATTGGGATTACCCCAAGGATGACAGCGCACCTATCATGTGGGCAGAAGCAAACAATTATATTTATCGTGGACGTAAAATAGCTAGTTTAAAAGGTGGTGCATTACATACTGCACCTGAACTCATTATCTATGAAGAAAATCCAGAACCGAGTAGTGGAATGCTTAGATTTGTAGATATTGAGAAAATGCTTAATAAGAATTCAACCCTCATGGAAGCCTTAGTACAGGAGACCATTCGAAAGGTTTATAATACATACAGGGAATATAAAAGTAAGGTTGATTTGTTTTATGTTGCCTTTAGTGGTGGCAAGGACAGTGTCGTAGCTTTGGATATCGTTCAAAGAGCATTACCTCACGATGACTTTATGGTTTTGTTTGGCGATACAAGAATGGAGTTCTCTCACACCTATGATGTGATAAGTAAAGTTGAAAAATGGTGCCGAGATAATAGGATAAGATTTGAAACCGCCTGTTCGCATTTTAGTCCGGATTATACATGGACTACGATTGGTCCCCCAGCGCAAAAAATGCGTTGGTGTTGCAGCGTCCATAAAACCACACCACAAATCCTGCTTTTGAGACAAATCATGAATAATCCACATTTCCGTGGAATGGCTATGATGGGCGTTCGCTCTGATGAAAGTGTAACCAGAAGTCGGTATGAAGAGATCAACTTTGGCACAAAGCATCAGGGACAATATGATTACTACCCGATATTCGAATGGGGCTCTGCCGAACTATTCATATATATATATCAAGAACATCTCGTTTTAAATGAAACATATAAACTTGGCAATAGTAGAGCGGGTTGCTTGGTATGTCCAATGGAGGCAGTCAAGAATTCATGGTTTAAGAACCAATGTTATGCAGGATCTTGTGATGATTGTCAAACTACTTCTTTCTATCACAATTTGATTATCGATCAAACTTTTGCGAGAGAATTACCTGAAGACAAGTTGAAAGAGTTTATGGAGATTGGCGTCTGGAAATCGAGGCATAATGGGGCGAAATTGGCCTCCCCACGCCACCTTTATCACGAGGAAAAGAAGAAGAACGAGCTGATTATCACAATTGTCAATGATAGTGAAGAGTGGAAGGAATGGTTTAAGACACTAGGAGATATAACTTACCTTCCTAATAATACAATCGAAGTTTTCTGCAATCAGATTCTTTATAGAATTGAGTATACAAAGGATATATCTGGTCAGCATTTTAGAATGACGGATTTAAAAAATACGCAAAAGGAAATCTACTTCGTTTCGTGGCTTAAAGTAGTGCTAAGGAAATCAGCATATTGCATTAGATGCCAAATATGTGAAGCCAATTGTCCTCATGGATATATACACATGACAGATGATGCTTTCTTCATCGAGGATAAATGCGTTAAATGCAGAAAATGTTATGAAGTTAACGCGGGGTGTGTCGTTGCGGCGTCACACAGAATGCCTAAGGAGGTCAATCAGATGAACGGAAGTATCGATCAGTATAAAAATATGGGTGTACGCTATCAGTGGGTTGTTGATTATTTAGAAAAAAAGAATGATTTCTGGGATAATAATAATCTTGGTAGTATGATGATTACCGCACTAAAAACTTTTTTACGACATTCGGATATCGCTGATAAGGGTAAGAAGTATTCTATTACCACATTCGGAGAAAAAATATCCGAGATTGGTGTGGATACCGATATCGCATGGGCATTAATTCTCTGCAATGTCGTATATACAGAGCAGTTCAACTGGTGGGTAATGAACATTGATTTACATAGAACTTATTCTAAGGTTGAATTAACTGAAATGTTGAAAGAGACCGCCCTTACAAGTAATGGAATTAAAAATGTACTGGACGGATTCAAGAATATCTTCTACACGAATGACATTCTTAGTCAACAGATTAAATTTGGTCAAGTGAATGTTGAAGAAAAGGGACGAAACATTTATCTTGTTGATGTTTGCCGTTCTTCATGGGACAAGGCTGATCCTCGTGTTATTCTTTATGCACTTTATAAGTTCGCCGAACACTGCGGTGATTACTATCAGTTCACACTGACCACGCTGATGGATGACAGCATCGAAAGAGATGGCATCAGCCCGACTCGTATTTTTGGCTTGGATCGTGATACAATGGAGCCGATGCTGAACGGCTTGTCTTCAAATTATCCTGATTTTATTTCCGCCAGCTTCTCGCTTGGATTGGATACGATCAATCTTCGTGAAGATAAAACATCTCAGGATGTGCTTGCACTGTTCTGAGACAATGTAATTACCCTATGAAAAATACAGGCGGTTAGAACGCATTTTAGACGGTGATAATATGGAATTGAAAGAGCTTTCAGAAAAGGTACTTAATCTATTTTGTGTTGATTCTGTATCAAAACTCGGCAGTAAACTAAAAGAAACAGTCTTGACAAATGACACAAGTAAATATGCTGAGTTCGTAAACATAGTTGAAGATCTTTCAATAGATTGGATGCAAAAAATATATCAATACTACGAAGCTGACAGAAAAGACAAAAAACAAGATTACACTCCAAAGAGTTTGAGTAAATTGGTCGCAAAATTGACAGAAACCAACGGAGAGGTTGTATATGATATATGTGCAGGTTCGGGAGCATTAACAATTCAGAAATGGTGCTTATCACCACAAAAGACGTTTATATGTGAAGAACTTGATGAAAATGTTTTTCCGTATTTAGCTTTTAATATGGCTGTTAGAAATATGAATGGGTATATTATTATGAGAAATGTTTTATCACTTGAATTAACAGCAGTTTATCAAGTGATAAAAGGCAACATTTTTTCAACGGTAAAACAAATTCAAGAAATTCCTGATATAAAAGCAGACGAAATAATATCGAACCCACCGTATAATATAAAGTGGGATGCACCAGAACCACTGTTTGCCGATGAACGTTTTCGAGGGAAAGTTATCCCACCTGCGAGCGATGCGAATTATGCATTTGTTATGACAGCTTTATCAAGATTGTCCGAAAAAGGTAAATGTGCTTTTATTCTTCCGTGCGGAGTGCTTAAATCTAAACCAGAAAAAGAAAGCCGCAAATATCTTGTTGATAATGGATATCTTGAAACGGTTATTGAATTACCTGACAATATGTTCGAGTGTACTTCAATTGCAACTTGTATCTACTTATTCAGCAAAGGCAATAAAACAGTAAAAATGTATAATTGCCGAGAAAAAGCAGTTCAAGAAGAACGAGAGCAAAGAGGGCAATTCGGCAGTAACACAAACCGAGTGTATAAAAAAGTTTTCAATGTAATTTCTGATGAGCTTATAGATGTAATATGTAATAAATGTGAAAATATCGAAGGATTCTCAAATATAGCAACAAGAGAATTGATTGAAAATAATGATTATACATTAGCACCAAATAGATATATTCAGTTTAAAGAAACTCCTCCGCAACCGCACAGAGAACTAAAAGAAATAGTAGAAAATATAAATTATATCACAAAAATGCAAAATTCTTGTAAGTTAGTAATAAATGAAACTATTGCTAAATCTCTTGGATTAGATATTGAACAATTTAAAGAGAGCAAACAGCAATCAGCAGAAACAGCGAAACAAATGAAATCTTTAGGATTAGATTTTGTCGTAGAAGACTATATTTCATTTACAAAAGCCAAAAATGAGTTTGCATTAAAGTGCAATGATAAAGATATATTTCCTGACATTTTGAGACAATTCTTTTCGGTATGGAAGGGGCAGATCGCATTATTGAACACAATGCAAAACACATATCTTACTGAATTAAGAGATGCACTTTTACCTGATCTTATGTCGGGAAAGATAAAATTATAATCGATTCGTGAAGTATGAAAAATACAGGTGGCTATTATGAGA